AGCAACCCACCCTTCTATTCGTTGTTAGTCGCAAGCCTCAGTTCTATTCGGGGAAATAGGCTGGCTCTTGCTATCGGTCTTATACACTGCGCGAGGGCCGATAGGTCCGCGTCAGGATTCTATATTAGTCCGCCAGTTGTTGAACGTGAAATGCCTTTTGCCATTCCAGATGAACCACTGAAGGTTGATATTTCTCTAGCAGATAATGCTTGACGCTTACGTTGTGCTGAAGCAAGTTGATTAAATACTTCTTGCTCTGCTTGTGATTGTCCATATGCGTCTAGAGATGTTCCGTAAATGCTACTTAGTTTTTCTGCTGTTGGAAGGATATCTGCAATAGTTGCGTATCCCTTTTGTGCTTCAGCCTGTGTAATTCCTTGTGCTGCAAGTTGCTCAGATACAGATACTCCAGCCTCAAGTCCTTGCATTCTTGCTGCTGTACCAATCTCTGCTGCTGCAACTTGACGTTGAATCTTAGGAAGTTCCTGATTAGGGTCAAGGACATAAGCAACCATATCGGTATTACCAATGCCATAATAATCACGTAGTGTTCTAGCAATTGCTGGGTCAGCATTCTGAACTCTCTGAACTGCTGTAACTACGCGAGTAGATAACTCTGATGGAGATACATCGTTAGCAATAAATTGACGAACATATGCATCATTGTCAAATTGTGTTAATCCATAAGCACGTAGTGTTTGACGATATGCATCCTCTACGCTAAGATACTCTGCTGGAGTAAGGACTGTTAAGCCCTTCTTTATTCTATCAGCATTAGCAGCAAACCTAGTTTTATACTCATCAGTATTCTGTAATTCTAAAGTAATGGTAGCCTCAGTGTAACCTGCACGTGCAAGTTCAAGAACTTTTGCCCCAAGTGATGCTAGTCCATACTTAGCAAATCTATCTGCTACAATCTTACCAATAGACTCTCGTGCTGCTGCAACTTTCTCGGCCTCTGCTGCGGCTGTTGCTGCGGCTGTTGCTGCTGCATTCTGCGCTGCAGTTTGTGCTGAGGTTGCGGCTGCAGCGTTTGCTGCATTTGCTGCTGCCTGTGCTGCTGCTAATGCGGCTTGTGCATTTGTTAATGCAATAGCATTATTTGCATTTGCTGCTGCAGTAGCATCTGATTGTGCTTTGATTAATGCATCTTGTGCAGCCTTTGCTCGTGCTGCCGCATCTGCATCTGCTTTTGCTTTTGCGGCTGCTGCTGCAGCGTCTGCTTCGGCTTGTAATTGTGCATAGTATGCATATGCTTGTCCAGTATATCGCGCTGAAGATGCTGCTCCCGCAGGTGTTCCACCTTGGGATAGTACTGATAAACGTGCTGCTTCTGCAGCGGCCTGAGCATTTGGAGCACTTGCTAAAAACTTTGCTGCATCAAAAGGTTGAGGAGCGGTAACTGCTTGAGCAGCGGCTAAGTCTATAGCGGCTTGTCTAGTTGCTTCTGGGTCTTTTTTTGCTGGCACTATGCTACTCCCAAATCTTTAAGAACTTTAAGTGATATTGAATCAGCGGTAGACCTAGCATTATTTGTTAAATCCCAACGAGGGTCCTGACGTAACTCTGCTTCAAATTGCCATATTGGTTTAAGGGCAGGTTTTCCATCTGTGCCTACATATTGTAATGCTCTGCGAAATGTAGGGTCATTCCACGAAATAGTATCTGAATCAATTTCTAGTATAGTGGCCATAGAAGATTTATATGCAGAAGCAAGTGCGTCTAGGCTAGTTCCTTTATTGATATCATCTGCGAATACAGGATATGCACTAGCAGAATCTCTGCGAATCTTTTCTTGAATATCATATAATGTATTAGTTCCTGAGAATATACCTTGTGACCATGAATCAAGAGTAGCCTTTGAATAAGACATTCCAAATGTATCAGCATATTCTTCTAGGCTTTGAACCTTACCAAGGGTATCTCCACCAAGAGAACCTTTAAACTTACTTAATGCTTGTAAATCTATCTGAGCATCATCAAGACCTTTATCATAAGCATCTTGCATTACGGAGTTAAAGGTTGTTTCGTCTAGGTTAATACCTTTAGAAATAAGACGCTTGCGTTGTTCTACTTTAAATGATTCTAATCCTTGGGTATACACACCAGGTTGAGATGCTTTTTGTCCAAGTCTATTCTTAGATGTACTGGTAAGACCTCTGTAATATCCAGTCTTATAGTATTCTAATTCGGCCTGTGTAAGGTCTCCTGATACATATAAGTCATAAACTCTTTGCAGTTCAGGGAATGTTTTAATTAAATCAGCGGTAATACCGTATGCTGTTGCTGCTGAATCTGCCATGTTAGCCCTTCAACTTTCCTAGGAAGTCAGCAAAACCTAGACTCTGTGCCTCTTGATAATCTTGAGGTGAGTTAGTTTTGACGCTTTCTGTAATAAGAGCCTGTGCTTTTTCTTTACTATATCCAGGTTTGATTTCAGTAATAGTCTTTCCACCAACCTTCTTAGTTGTGGTAACTGTTCCTGCATCAATCATCTTTTGAATAGCAGTATAAAATTCTTTGCTTTCGCTCTCTGTAGCCTTACGATTAAGCACGCCTCTAAGTGTATCATCGATAAGAGACTTAATCTCTTCTGGTTGAAATAGGTATTTCTGTATAGATACAGATGGTCCACCACCACCAGTTAGTCCTTGGTCTTTAGCGTACCACTGAATGTATTGTTCAGGTGATACTTTTCTTGAACCATTAGATTGTTGATACCATTTGCCAGCCTCATCAACTGCAAGTTCATATAGAACCTTTGCTTTTGCTGGACTTACGTCACCATATCCATACTTTTTTAGAGTATATAACCAGCCAGTTTCAACCTTAGGGTCTTCAAGGTATCTTTTTTTAGCATCAAAGGTTGTCATAGAATCTGATACTACTTCAATTTCAGTACCACTTCTTTTCATCTTAACAGTCTTCTTAGTTCCTGGACCTATGTATACTCTACCAACAGTAGAGGCACCGCCACTGTTCATGCCACTAGTTAAATTATCTAAAGAACCACCCACTATAGGCCTCCTGTAAGGTCATCTTTTTCAAGTACTCTTGAGTATACTCTGCTGAATGAAATGTATTCATCTAGCAATCCGCTAGTAAATGTATCCCACATTTCTTTAATGTCAGCATTATCTACAGCATTTATAGATTTGCTGTCTCTACCTGCTAGCATTTGACGAACATAATTTCTACCTTCTAGATAATCTGCAACACCTGCCATGTCGGCACGGCCTTTAGTTCTAGGGTCATTAACTACTTCACTTGCAAACTTAAGGAAATTAACTACCTTCTTGGTATCAATCTTTCCACGAACCTCAGCCCATGCTGGATTCTCTTGTTCCAATTCTCTAACGAATTTATCTTTAAGTTCCTTTAGGTCTGCCGCATCAGCAACATTTAGACTAGTAAGTCCTCGTGCAATGCGTTGAGCCTCAAGCAAGTCCATACCTTTATTGTAGGTAATCCATCCCTTTTCAGCCTGTGTAGCAGCAACTGCCTCGTAAGGGTCCTGTGACTCACGGAACTTCTTTGTGCTTCCTGGTGCAACTGGTGTATTTCTTTGGCTTTGATAAACGCTAGGAGAAAACTCTCCAGCATTAACATCTCCAACAACAAACCAACCATAGTCAGGGTTCTTAGCAATTAAATCAGATAGTTCTCTAGAACGCTTTTCCGCCTCTACAGTAGCAGCAATACCTGTGTTGTTCTTTGATAAACTGGTAGAGAACAAGAAATAATCTTCTCCATATGTATCATAGAATTTTTCAGATGCTGTCTGAGGGTCTTCTTCACGTAGTCTTTGATACTCATCAATATAGAATTGATATGGAGAACGAAGGTTAGTAGCAAATGGTAATACCGCTCTAGCGGCAACTTCCATAGCAAGTATCTTTTTAACCTTATCGTCAATCTCTTTAGCAGATGGTTGAGTTGTTCTAAGTCCATTGTCGAACTTATGATTCTCTTCCATAGCAATAAGAACTGTTAAGTTTCTACGAGTAGGGTCATTCTCATCGAATCTAGCCCATGCTTTACGTAGTGCTGCGTTTTGAATAAGCAAGTCTTTAGTGAACTCTCCTGGACTTGTACCAGTTGGACCATATGGTAATATGGTTTTTACTAGTGCAGTTTTTTCTAAGTCAGGAATAGCATTAATTAATTGAGATGCACCAATCTGGACGAACCATCCAGCACCTGGATTCCACCAAGCATTACCTTGGAATAGAAGGTCAAGGCTTGTTTTAGGAATAGCCAGTGGTCTATCTACTAAACCAAATGAACCACGCTTTACCCATTCACCAGGAACGTTGATGTATGTCTTGCCATCACGTTCTTCTGTTATGCCCATTCGGTCTGGAGAATTATATACTGTTTGTAGTTTACCAAATACTGATGGGTCATTTACTACAATACGGCTCCACTTTTCAACAACATCTGTAAATGCACCAAAGAATGGGAATGCATAACGCAATGTATGAGCGGCATCTACACGCTCAGATGTATCATAAAGAGAACGACGCATCTCTGCTCTTGCCCATTGACGTGCATTAAACTCTAGTTTACGGATATACTCTGGTGGAATTGTATCTCCAGGGTAGGTATCAATAGCATTTCTAATTGTTGCATCCATACGTTTGCGGTATAAGTCAACAAACATTGGGTGTCTGACAAGATTAGATTCTGGGATTTCACCAAAAGACTTATAGAACTTGTCTCTAATAGATGACATGAATCTTATTGCCTGATGTGTTCCATTGGCTGCACCAACCTGAGCAGCATTAACTGCTGGATAGTTTAGTGTATCTGTGCCAAATGCTTTCTTAATATCATCTGCTGTAATCTTGCGTGTCTTAGCAATTTCTTTTAATCCAGTTGCAAAGGCTGGGAATAACTCATCAATGTTATCCATGTTTGCTTCTACAATAGAACGGGCATCTCTACCCATAGCAAGAGTCTTTAGGATATCTCGGCCTTCTTTAGTCTTCAGTAAGAAGTATTCAGCCTCATCAATAACTTGTTCTCTTGGCTTATTCTGCAAAAGAATCTGTGTGATTTTAGAGTTTCTAACCTGACGGTTTACTACTCTTTCGTAGGCTTGAGCCCAGTTAGGGTCATCACCTTTAATAACTACGAAATCACCAGTAGTTTCAAATACGTTGTTTAGTCTGCTTCTGCTATTAGATAGATGTGCATCAACAATCTTTGCAGATTCAGCAATAAATCTATTCTTAATAAATTCAGCACGCTCAGGTGTAGCACCTAGCGCATCTTCATAGGTAACACCATCAACTTCACGTAGACCTAAGCCAAACTTGTCTTCCACCTTAAGAGTTCCATCTAACATACCATCAATCTCTTTAAGTTGAGAGTCGATTAAGTCAGGGTCATCAGCAAGGTCACGCATAGCGTTTAATTCGTCTCGGTATGTCTGTAGTTTTACATCATCAGACCAGCGATAGATATCATCTAGAGATGCTCCAGAGAATCTATTGCTAATTAACTTTCGACTAGACTCTTTTAGTCCAGCAACAATAGCCATAGGGCCAGTTGTTGTAAGGATACGCATGATTCCTTCTGATACGTTACGCACAGGGTAACCAATACGGGCAAGAACCTCAAACTTAATTAATGAATCTAGGCCATCAACAAGGTCTGTTGCCCCAGCCTTACCTTTATAGTATACACCAGCAGCATCTGAACGACGTGCTCTGGTTAAACGATTCAAGGCATTATACATTGTGTCAATATCTAAAACTGGCAACTGTTTTACTAGTTGAGTTTCATTTAATGGCAATGGAATAATATACTTTAAGTCTTCTGAACCAAGAATAGGTGTTGTCTTAGAGCCTACTGGTACAACTCTTCCATCTGGCAGAGTCTTTGTAGCACCAGTATACGCTCTTTCACGAATAATGTTATGTGCCTTAGCACGACCACCTGAGAACAATGACCAAGCCTGACGAATGTCGCTTTCATCAAATCCAAATTGTTTAGCAACTGTATTGAATAGGTCTTGTTCAATTTTCTGAAAAGCATTAGCACGCTCTGCTGCATTTGTCGCAGAAACATACTCATTGAACAAAGCATTTCTGCGCTCAACTGTAAATGAAGCCTTCTTAAGGTCGTCCTCTAGTCCTTTAATTTGACCTTTAAGTGATTTAACTTCTTCAGGTAGTAAAGTTTTTGTATTGAGTCTATTCTTAAGTGCGTTGATTTGTGTTAAATAAGCCTTCTCTTGCTTGTCTGCTACACCACGCACACGACTTAGTAGGTTATCTACAGTCTGAACTGATTGATTATCGGTGAAGTCAATCCATCCCTTGGGACGCTTGTAAGCAAATCCAGTAAGAACGCGAAGTGGAGCACCTGAGGCTCCTGCACGAAGGTCAATAAACTTTTGACTTCCAGAAATTCCTTGACGGAAACCAGCAAGTGTATTAAATTGTGGTATTCTTGTTGGGTCTAGAATAGCCTCAGCATTTAATTTCTGAGATAACTGCGCTAGTTCATCCTCATATAGGGCTGCATTCTCTATAGCCTTCTCAAGGTCAGGACCTTTGTTAACTAAATCAAATGTAAGTTGTCCAGTTGCTTTATCCAAACCTGCGCCAAGATACTTTGCGTCGGTAACTTCATCTTGAAGGTTAGCAATTTTAATAGCAAGGTTGCGATTCTGTTCTGTTAATCTTGCTGCTGCTCCAGCATCACCCATAGCCATTTTAATAATGTCAGCCTTGGCTGTGTGGCGAAGTGTTATATCTTCAATTTTATTTGCATCTGCTAAGATATCTGCAAATGCTGCAGGATTGGCAGACTCACGGATAGCCTTTACTCTAAATAAGTCAGATGCATCCATGCCATCTGTTCTAAGAATAAACTCATTGAAAGTTGCTTTAACCTTGTTGGCTTTAAATCCAGTTTTTTCTCCAGCAAGAATAGCATTTAAATCATTAAGACCTTTAACGCCATAACTAATGCCCTTGTATACCTTAACTGCCTTACCAACTACAATAGTTGGGTCAAGGACAAATCGGGCTACAACATCTGTACCAAATGATGTAAATCGTCCAACGTTCTGTTCACGAAATGCTTTTTCAGATTGTTGTTTATTAAAGATATCAAAATCATTAGCAGCAAATAATACGTGTTCCTGTAAGAACTTATCGGCACCTGAAAGTTTTCCAAAACTTACTGTCTTTGCTATGCCAGTAAAAATACCTTCTAACTCATCTAATGGTTTTCCAACTGCTGTACGCATAATAGCGCGACCAGCAGAGATATCTCTTGATTGGTCCCATGCAGACTTTACTTTGTCCAGTGAAAAGTCATCTTGCCAAATTGGATTTCCCTTTTCAGGCAATGTTAATCCAAATGAAACCGCTTGTGTAGTAAAGTTATAGGCTTTTTCTAAACCTTCAAATGCTCTTGACCAGAAACCTTTGTTATCAGCAGGTGCAGGCTTTGCTTGATTATTAAATTGCGCTACAGCATCAGCCCTATTTTTTGCAGGGACATATCTGCCCATATCCAATGCTACTGAACTAGATACGTTAGTATTCCAGCCAGCATAATAATTATTAAATGCACCCATTGTATCAAAGGCAGAAGGATTCTTTGACTTCTGCATATCTTGATACGCTTTTTGTGCTGACTCTCTATCGCTCATATAAGATTAGCCCTTAGAATTCTCACATAATTACGGAATGCTTGTGATGAATTTGGGCTTTGAGCGGCTGCCTCCAGTGCTGGTAGGTAAGATAGTAGTCTTTGTTTCTCAACATCGTTGTCTTGAGTACTTGGTAAATTCAAAGCCTCATTGCCAGCACCTAAACCAATTTTTGCTCCATCAGTTATTGGAGTGCTTGGTTGTGCAGTTGGCGCATTAATTGGTAATGCTTCAGGCAATTGCATAGATGGTGTTGGATTTCCAGCCATAGGAACTGCTTGTTGTTGAGCCATTGTAGCCTGTCCTTGCCCGTAAGGTAAACCTGAATAATATTTAGCAGCCTGTGTGCCGCTTTGTCCATTTCCACCAGTAGCAGAAACATTTGTTGGACTGTATTGTGGCCCGCCGTTAGCGCCGCCGCTTCCTTTTCCACCCATTGTTCCTCCTACTTAGAATATTGTATCTTAGTTATAATTGGGCCACTTGAATAAATGTCCCACTTAGTTGCTATTTCGATTGACTTCTTAATAATTTTTTCTGCTTTATCAGCATACTGAGCGCTGCGTACTCCAAGAGCCTCCATAGCACCAAGGGCAATATCGCTACCAGAACCAGAATAATAAATACCGCGAACATCACGGTCCCAACTGTAATCCTCAAAAATAGGATAAAGTATACCGCGAATGCCAATAATAAATTGCGAATCGTGAGAAGCATGGTCCCCATCTTCTTTCATATCATAACCTGCATCTATAAATAATTTTCTCATAGATGGTATAAATCTTTTAGTCATAAACACATCTAAGTCTTCACTTAGTTTTGGCCTTGGTGGTTTCCATCCAAACTGTAATAAGTTTGAACCTCTACTAGAACCAGAGCCAGCAATTAACACTCCATTATTTTCAATAATTTTGTGTGTTGCCATTTCAATAGGACGACCAGACTCATCAGATGAACGTGAATCGCTTCCGATTACACACCATCCATCGCCTTGTATAGCAGCAAGTGTTGTCACGATGCCCCCTTCTGCTATTATCGTCTACGAATTGTTCTTACGCTTGAGTTTGCGGCTCCACCTGAAGTTAGGCTAGATAGTAAACTTTGTACATCAGGAACTCCTTGGGGCTGTGCTTCCATAGGAGTAGGGCCTCCTACTGGAGCAGTGGGAGCAGGGGACGGTTGCTCAACCTGAGCAGCACCAGCAGGAGGAACTTGTTCTTTAGGCGCAAAGATTTCTTCTATTGCGTCTTCGATGCTCTGTCCCTTTTGTCTTGACTTAATAACGCTAGCAATTTTTGTAACAATGTCTGTAGGGTCTTGTCCTGCAGTGGCCATTTGTGGAATGGCTTGGGTGTATGCTTGAAGTGAAGAGATAAGAGCATTACGCATATCTTCAATCTCAATCTTCTCTTGCTCTTGTGTAACATTAACATTGAATGGTAACTCTCTCATAGCCATATCCTTGGAGATTAACTTACCTCCAAGTGCTTGTAGCATAAAGATAAGTCCTTGTGCTGGGTTAAGACCAGCAAGCATACCGTAACGAACATCTGCTGAGTAGTCACCCTTAATATCTTTACTTGGCTTGTATTCCAATGCATAAGGTGAACCAGCGTCTACGCCGCGAATTGTTTTTAATTCATCAAATATTGTTTCATCTACTTCAAAGCAAATCTTAATTACATCTCTAAGTGCTGTTGCAAATATAGACTGGGCTGACTTGACTTGAGTATCAAATGCTCCCATAAGAGCCTGGACGCCTTGGCCTGTAACGATGGACGCATTAACATTTCCTGTTCTACCTTCAGGATATCTAGCGCCAATACGTAATTCTTGATTGAGCAACGTTTGCTCTGTAAAGGCTCCTTGTGGAAGGGTAAGTTCGACACGACGTACTCCCGCTGGATTGTTTGTTCTGATAACTGCGTCTCCACCAAGTTGAAGTTCTTGAACATCGCTTGGTAGTACGATAGGTGATTGAACTGACTTTTCTGCTGCTTCCATTGCAAGCATAGCGAAACGGTTACGAAGCAATTGAATTCCAATTACATCATCAAACTGTCCACGCATTTCTCCATCAATAGTTGGACGCTTGGCAATAACTACCATAATCTTACCTAGTGGATTTTTTGCTCGTGATAAAATTAAATTATCTCTTTTAGGAACATATATTACAGATTCGTCTTTGTCATAGTAACGGACAATTTCAATAAGACCATTAACGTCTTGTTTAAATCCTGTAGGTCCAAGTAGTTGGACTTCATATTCAGGGAACTGAGCGACTAACTCGCCAAGTGTTAATGCGTAGATTTTTGCAAAAGAGACGCATCGTCCATAGCGGTCAAATTCTGGATAAGCCATCCGAGGGTTTTCTAGTCGGATGCGTGGCATCTTTGATTCCTCATCCAATTCAATAATGAATGGGAGGAAACCGTATGTTATATAGTAGTCGGCCCCTGTATACATTGAAACTTGTAAATCAGAATGATTAAAATAGTTAGAAGCAATACGAGTACGATTGTCAGCGAACTTACGAGCACGGTCATTAACCTGACTAGCGGACGAGCAGTTAATCGCTGGAAGTGGCGCCATAACCTCCGAAAGGTCACGGGCAACAATATCAATAAAATTTGCAACGACATTTGTATCTACGCCTTCAGGAAAGAAATCAGGATATACTTCAGAGATTTTTCCTTGGCGCACAGACAATACGTCAGTAGCACGGGCATCACGCTCTGAGGCGCGGAACTTGAGTGACTGGACTCGTGCCGCAATCTGTTCGATTGATAAGGCCATTTATATCCTAACTATAAGTTTCAGACCATTGCTCTGCAAAGGCCTCGTCTAAATTTATTCCATACCTTGAATCTTTTTGCCTTCTAGTAGCCCAGCGATTATTCTGGTACTTAGTAGCAAAAGATGATTGTTGCATTAATTCTCGAACTCTTATGATAGCAAACCATAGCGCCATCACACAGTCGGTTGGGTTCTTAGTATCTGGTTTCCAAGTTATTAACTGTTGTACCAGTGACTTCAATCCTTCGGAACCTTCGTTGGATGGAAGTTCTATCGTGTTGTTATCTTGAAATCTGCCGTCCCTCAGACTGCCGAATAAGGCAGACATGGAAGCCACACCGAATGATGTGTCCCATTTGTTCTTGCCAGTATAGTGAGGATTTAACTTACATCCATGTATGGCTAAGAACTGAACTAAATCAGTATCCATTTGATACGCCTTTTGATGGGCGTTGATTTCAACTCGAAACTCTTGTGGCTTATATCTTTCAACCCATTCCTCGATAAGAGCACGCTCTTTCTGAGGGGAAGGGTCAGACATATTAACACAATCTAAAACATAAATTTTTGAATCTGCTTTGTTATAAGTAACTGCTACGAAAGCAGAGCGTCCAGATACTGCAGGGTCAAAACCAATTACAGTATAAGAGCCTTCAACATGGCTTGGATGGCCTGCTGCTCCAGCCTTGAGTGGTCCTCGTTTACGCATTCCATTGACGCTTCCTGCGACAACCGTAGGCGAGAAGATTGAGTCTTCGACAACATCTTCTTGTTGGTAGACCATAGCCCAGACTGACGGAGCAACCTCAGACCTTCTAGTAAAGAGCGAGGGTCCATCCCACTTTGGATATAATCCTTGTTCATTTGCTTCATCCTTTTCACCTTCGGCTCTATCTGTCCAGGGCCATAAGGTCTTCCAGTTTTCTGGCTTCTCGTCGAACTCCAGAACTGCTGGTTGTGAGAAGTAAGTGAACGGAGATTTGCCACCAGTCCACTGGTTTCCATCTCGTATCATTTTATATAAATCTATTGGGGCGACACGGGTTCCTACGATAAGTAGTTTTCCGTGCCGTCCCAGACGGGTGATGACTTCTTTCTGAAGCCATTCAATTTGCTTTTCCCACTCGTGAGAGTTTGAGTTCATCACCACATCGTCTAGGATAATCAGGTCGGCGCGAGCACCGTAAATCTGTGACCCGAATCCTAATGCTTGAACCGTAGGGTCCTTTTCGCCAGAGTCGCGTCCAGTCCCTAGGTAAATCATATCGGCAGACCATGTCTGCGAGTCAGCCTTGTATCCTCCGTTAGGCCCAAATCCCATTTGGAGTTTAGTCCAGTTAGGATGGCTTAACCTTGTCTTGATTGCACTTAAAAATTTTCTAGCCATACCTTGAGTCTTGGAGACTACAATGATTCTGACGTTAGGGTCTACTGCAAGACGGTAGGTCACATAGTTGATTGTAATCACCGTCGACTTGGCGTGCTCTGGCGGTACGTTGATTAAAACACGATTCGCAGCACCAGGCTCGTAAGTCATCGACGGATGAATCCATCTTGGCTCCTTACCCTCAATTAAGTCCACCCAGTCCTTGTGGTGGTCAAAGAGTTGCGTATCTAAGAACTGCTGCGAGAAATCTTCGAAAGAGATATCCTTAAGATTACTCAGGTCAGCCTTGACGCCTTTACCAGCCAGACGGGCTTTGTCGGCCTGAGCCTTGAAGTCAGGGTCTTGCATCGACCATTGGCGGAAGGTAACATCGTTTCTACCTACAGCCAGCATGGCGTCGGTAATCGTTGTTCCCTGGGCTAGTAGTTCTAAAACTTTCTTCTGTGCCATGTCCTTGGGTACTGATTGTATCCCTGGCTTGCGTCCCATTACACTCCTAAAAAACGGTTATTTAACGGTAAGGTTAAACGGGCAGACCTCACCCATTATATATATTATTATTATATATTATATAGGAGGAGCGGAGTCTTAAACGGAGCGACTCCGTCTATATATGGAATTCATATTACATATATAGATAACCTGTTGGAATCGTAAAACCGAACAAAGTTCGGTAAA